AATGGCTAAAGAAAAAGTAGATCTCAAGCAAGAAGCAATGGACCTTATGGGCCAGTTAGTTGAACAACACAATGCTCTTGTGCAAGAAATACAAAGTGCTAACGAAAGATTAGCAGAAGTCAAACAAAAGATCGTAGAGCATCAAGGTTATATGAAAGGTCTTGAAGCTTGTGATGGTGATTGTCAAAAGGAGAAAAAATAATGGGACCAATACTAGGAAAACTATTAAGTAGTTTAGGTACTGAGAAACTTCTAAAATCAATCTTAATTCATCTTGGTGATGCATTAGTTAAAAAAACTAGCAATGATTTAGATGATAAGCTTTGGAATGAAGTTAAAAAATCATTAAGTAAATAGGAGGTCCTTTGAAACTTAAAAAGCGTGGTATAGTAATACCAGACCAACATTATCCATTAGAGGATAAAGCTGCTGTTAACTGTGTTATAAAAGCAATAAGAAAAATAAAACCTAATGTGTTTGTAAACTTAGGTGATGTAGGTGAATGGGAATCTGTTTCTGCTTGGAAATATAAAGATAAGAAACTACCACCATTAGAGTTTCAACTTCCTATTGTAAATGAAGATATACGTTTAGTCAATGAAGGATTAGATGTTTGGGATAACGTATTAAAAGAAGTTAAGTGTAAAGAAAAGTATTTACTACAAGGTAATCACGATCTTTGGCTTGATAACTTTTCAGAAAAGTATCCATACTTAACAAACTATTCTTTCTTTAAAGCGTGTAAAATAAAGGAAAGAGGATATAAGTATACCGAATATAATCTGCCTATACAGATTGACAACTTAACATTCTTTCATGGTGCATTTGCTACAACATATCATGCAAAGAAGCACTTAGAAACCTATGGTGAGAACGTCATATATGGGCATACACACGATATACAGAGACATACTTTAACTAAGCTAAATGGTAACATAGGTGCTTGGTCTTTAGGATGTTTAAAGAATATGTCCCACGAACAAAACAAATGGCTTAAAGGTAGACTCCATAACTGGGGTCATGCCTTTGCTATTGTTGATTGGTTCACTAATGGAAAGTTTAAAGTAGAAGTAGTAGAGATAATTGATGGTAAGACAACAATTTGGGGTGAGATAATTGATGGCAACATATAATACAGAAACAGGAAAAGGACAAGAGTTTAATGGTACTAGTATTAGTGATAGCAGAAGAAAGTATAATTTAAAAACTAAGTCCACTAAAAAAACTAAAGTCATTAGTATGAATGATATTACTAGAGGCTCAGTGTATTGCAATATACTAAAGAAGAAAGCAAATGTCTAAGCAAACTGCTAACATAAATAACTTTAGTGGTGGTTTAAATAACAATACTAATACCAAAGATATTCAAGATAATGAGTTTCAAGTATTGTTGAACCTTAGCAATGAAGTCCCTGGTAAATTAAAACCAGATGGAATTGCTGATGCAATAACTGTTCCTACTGCAATATCTAGTATATCTACATTGAATTATGGTAATGGTATTTTATATGCAACGCTTGATAGAAATATATCATCACCAAGTACTATAACGGAAAGTGAATATCTTTTTATTAATGATACTAGTTCTAGTATTATACGTGCTCATAATTTGGGAACAAATACAGTTAGTAGTCCTATAGACTATGGAACAGATTCTTCTTTAGTTGAAATGTACAATGTAGATGGTGAGATAAGAGTTGTACCTCACTATGGTTCTGCTAACAATAAAGCTAAAACATATACGTATTATAACTTTGATAGAAAACTAGGAATAACTGGATCTGTAGGTGGAAATATTAATTATAGTCTTTCTACATTTCAAAGTAGAGATTTACATATTGCTCCATTAAAAGGAACAGATGGTTATGATTATAACTTAAATACTTTATACTCTATTGAACAACAATTTAAACCAGATTATAATTCTGAAGTTGTTTTGTATAATATTGAATCTTCAGATTTTCAAACAAGTCCTAGTTCAGATCCATCAAAACTTGTATGGGGTGTTACAGATGCAGATGATTATTTAGATAATCATTCTGAATATGACTCAGTAGGAAGAGAAGGATCAATGGTTATTTTTGCTTATTTTAAAGATGCAACTCAAGCTGATAGTGCGTCTTCTATTCCAGTATATCCTAAAAAACGTTATGGTATTTTTGTTTCTAAAGTATATTCAAGCTATAATAATGCATTGAATGTTAGTGAATCTCCTGCTGTATACTTAGGTACTGTTTATCAAAAAATAGGTTCTTCTGATTCGCAAGTAAATCAAACAATGCATTTATGTTTAGTTGGAAGACAAGGAGAAGAAGATCCAAAGTATAGTGGGTTTAAAATATATTATGCATTACTAGATGATTGGGCGGATGGTTCTTCAGTAGATACAGTTACGAATGTTGGTATTAAATATTTATTAGCTGAAGTAGATTTTGAAGAAGGGTTAAGATATGCTGGAGAAGAATCGTACAATCCTTTTAGTGCAGTTAGTTATTCTGATGGAGCGGGGTTTTTTTATAATTTTAATTATCCTTCTGGAGACGGATGGAATACAACTACAGTAAGAATTCACGGTCAAGAAATAAATGAGTTATCTATATCAGAACCATATTTAGTAGAAGAAAAATCTGTAATAGGTAGAGAAAATACTGGGTTTAAAACTGCTACTGTTATTAATAGAAAAGTATATGCAGGTAATGTTCAGTATTATGATAGTAAAAATAAACTAGTTACTAAAACAGATAGAGTATTAAAGTCAAAACCAAACCAGTTTGATTACTTTGAAGAAAATTCTTTTATAGATGTAGAGGTAGAAGATGGTGATACTATTATAAAGTTAGCATCATTAGGTAGTCAGTTATTAGAATTTAAAAGAGAAAAATTATTTATTATTAATGTATCTAGAGATATAGAATTTTTAGAAGGAAGATACGACTACAGAGGTTGTGAAAAAGATTATCATGTAACTCAAGGTGATGGGTTTGTTGCTTGGCTAAATAAGTATGGAGCATTTATTTATAATGGAGAACAACTAATAGATATTACACTAGATGAAAATGGACAGCAAAGATTATCAGACTGGACTAATTCTTATTATAGTGATGATGCTGTTATTGGATACTTACCAAGCACAAAAGAAATTTATATTGGATATAAAGACAGTAAGATACTAAAGTTTGATTTAAAGTCTGAGTCTTGGACAGAGTCTGATTACTTTACTACAAATACTATTACGAATATGATTACTAAAGATGATGGTACATTAGCTTGGCTTGAAGTATCTAGCAGTGTTACATCAAGACAAGAGTGGGATAGCACACCGCATTTAAAGTCTTATAGTGGTGGCGGTAAAGTAATTATGCAAACAAAAGAGTACGATATGGGAGTACCTAATATTAAAAAGAATTTGAATACAATTTATTTAAATTATAAGAATGGTAGCAACTTAACATTGCAAGCATTTGGTACTAAAATAGATAATAATCCATTAACTTTAACAGATATACAAGCACTAGATGCTCATTCAAGTGGCTATAAAACGGCTAGAATACGCCTAGGAAGCACTTATAAAGATTTATCTAGCTTTGGTATAGCTTTAAAACAAACGGGCGATTTAAGCGCAGACTTTGAATTGAATGATATACAACTAGTATTTAGAAATAAAGTAAGTATATAATGGCTAAAACTAGAGAACGTATTATAGCTACAACTAAAAAGACTAAAGGGTTTAGAGGTCTTATTAATAAAGCTATTAATAAAGCTAAGATTGCTGAGCAACAATATGAAACACCAATTAAGCAAGCGATTACAAGTCCTAGCAATACACAAGGAACAGATGGAGATCGATTGATTGTTACAGAAAAAGATGGTAATTATTTATATATTAAAGTAAGTGGACGATGGATGAAAACACAACTACAGGAGGTTGATTAATGGCTACTGAGTCACAAAATATAATGGATGCTTTTTATGCTGCTGGAAAAAGAGAAGAAATTAAAGAGCGAAATAGAGAATTTAAAAAGGGAGCACTAGGATATATGGGTGGTCTTCCTGGAGCATTATATGATATTGCTGGAGGACTTGAAGCAATGAATATGATTGATACCTTAAAAGAAGGTATTGCAAGTATTACTGATACTAGAACTACTGCAGAAAAAGTAGCAGAAGCTTTTGTAGAAGCAAAAGAAACAGAAAAAGAAGCTAAAGTTATTTTAAAAGCAGCTGGATATGATTTAGATGACTATAGTACAATTCAAACTTTAACAAGTCAAATAATGGGTGGTGAAAATTTAGTTGGAAATATATTGAATGCACCTTCTTACAATGCAAAACTAAACCAGCGTTTATCTGGAGTTAGATTAACCACAACAACTAATCAGGGAAATAAAATTAATTATCAACTTGGAAACTCTTTAAATAAAAGTCAAAGAGGATTTTAATGTTTGAACCTAAAGATATATCATTTAGACAAAAGCTTTATGATCATATAAAGTTGCGTGAAGGTTATAAAAATGTTGTATATCTAGATACTCTAGGTAAACCTACTGGTGGTATAGGACATTTATTAACAGCAGAAGAACGTAAAGTATATCCAGTAGGATGTATGTTAAAAGAAAAAGTAATTCGTGATTGGTATGATAGCGATATAGAAGCTTCATTGAATGCATGTAATCAACAATGTAAAGAATTAAATATATATGATTTTGATTTTAAAATTGCTTTAACTTCTGTAAATTTTCAACTAGGTACAAGCTGGTATAAAAAGTTTCCTACTGCTTGGAAACATTTATGCAATAAAGATTACGATGAAGCAATAGATGAAATACTTTTTAGTAATAAAGAAAAAAATATTTACTCTAGATGGTATAAGCAAACACCAGTAAGAGTGTATGATTTTATAGAAGCAATAGAAAAAATTAAGGAGAGTGAGTAATGGCTCAAGTAAAAAAAGGTACAGGTTCTGGTAGAGATTTAATGTTGCCTATGCCTGAAACAGACAATCCAGATTCTCTTAGATATATGGGTAGTGATGGTGGACAGCCAGGTGATGCACAAGGTATGGCCGATCCAGGTTATTTAGAAGGTTTAGAAAAAGCAAAACTTGAAACAGAAATGGATTTATCTGGAGTAGATTTAGATCCAGCTTTACAAGGAACTGCACAACCTGGAGAACTGTACATGGCTCCTGGATCACCAGAGTTTGAAAAAGCAGTTGACGCTGCAGTTAAAAGAAATACTGAAATAGAAGTAGGAAAAAATTTTAGTATGTGGGATATTGTAGATGATTTAGGATTAAAATTTAATTTATTTGACAAGGAGAAAAAATAATGGGTGGTTTTTTAAAAACAGTTTTTGATTTTGCTAGTAATGCAAGTCCTGCTTTTTCTCTTGCATCAAATGTAGTTGGGTTTTTTACTAGTAGAGGAGCAAGAAAAAGCAGAGCTAGAGCAGCAGCAAGAGAAAAAATACGTGCAAGACGTGCAGAAGATTTACAACTTGGTGCAGCTAAAAATATAGTAAAAGACATTGCTACACAAACAGCGTTTACTCAGCAAGGATTTAACATAGGTCAGAGAGGAAGTATTATGCAACAGCAAACAAACCTTGCACAGGGTGCTGAATCTTTAGCTGGTAGTAATTTGTTATCTGGTAGCGGAATACAAGGTTATCAAAAGATGCAAGAAGCATATGCTTTTCAACAACAAGCTGCTGGTCTTGGATTAAAACAAGATTTATATAGCTTAGAACAACAAAAAGAATCAAGAATAAGAGACGTTGAAAGTAATTTATTAGAACTATCTGCTTACAGTGGTAGAAATATAAGTGTACTTGATATGTATAATATAGGGTAGGAGAAAAAATGAGTTATAGTAAAGATGTTTTGGATGCAATGAGAGCAGTAACTCAGTCTGCATCAGGATTAAAAGATGAATCAGTTGATACGCTAGTATCTAACATGGTTTTAAATATGCAAAGCGGGGAAATACAAAAAGACCTTGCTATATTTAATATTAAAGCTGGTATAGCTTCTAAATTAGTAGAAGGAACTATGGATGCTTATGGAGCAGCTGTATCTGGTATTGAGTCTTCTAAACTTCAATCTCCTAAGCTAGAAGAGTTTGAAGGAAAGACTATAGGTATTGGATATAACATTGGTAAGAGACAAATTTTAAATAATTTAGAAAATTATTTAGATACTTATGAACAAAACTATGCATTAAATAGAGCTTACTATGAAAAACTAATAACTGTTTCTCAGTTAACTGGAGGTGAATCTAATCCAGTTATTGTTCAAGCTAAAAATGCATTAGAGCAACAAAGAAATAATCTTTTACAGGCTAGAGATCTTTATACTAGAAATATTTTTGAAGCTAGAGGCGAAGGTGTTTTAAAAAGCAAGAAAAGACCTATGGAAATTACTGCTAGATTAGATGCTAGTATTACTGCTATAGACGGATTATTAGAAAACTTATAAAATAAGAGGATAAATGGAATATAAAAATCCTTATCTGATAAGAGCTATACGCTCTTATCAAGACGGTATATTAAATCAACAGCAATATTATAATCAACTTGATTTAATGTATAAAGGAAACCCTACTTCTTTTACAGAAGAAGAGGTGGATTTTATAGAAAAAGAATTTAAGAAAGTTGATCTTCCATTTCAAAGAGATTTAGAAGTTGCTGATGCTAATTTATTAAGTACTGTCAATCAGTTTGTTTCTGGATTAGTAGAAGGTTTTACTACTCTTGGTTGGGCAGAAGATCCAGATACTACAGCAGAATCAATTGCAAATAAAGTAGGACATTTAATTGGTTTTGCTCCAGATGTTGTTGCTAGTGTATTATCTATGGGTCAATACGTACCTATTGCTACAGCTAAAGCTATAAGTAGAAAAGGTGCTGGAACTGTAGCTAAAGGTTTACAAAAAGCTGGACAAAAAGCACCTCCTATTTTACGTAAAGAAATAGGTACAGATACATTTGTATTACAATCAATACCAATGAAGGTTGCTGATGTTGTTATTGATAATGTAAAAGCTAGTTTTGGTAGAGCTGGTGTAGATACTACTGGGTATTTAGCTAAAGGTATTTTTAAGAGTGCAAGATTTAGAGACATTGGAGAACAAGCATTACATCTTGGTGTTGCTATGGGTGTATCTAGTTGGAAAGATGGGCCTAAAGCAATGGCAGATACAGCAATACATGGAGCTATGGCTGGTGCTTTATTTGGAAGTATTGGTAATTATGTTAATGTATCAAAATTATTAAGCAATCCTAAGACCAGAAAAGCTGGTCAAACAATTATTAGGGGTGTAGCTCAGAAAGCATATGATACCGAAGCACAGTTAGCAGGTGTTAACATGGCTGTTAAAGGAGCATTAGGTTCAGCGTTTCAAGGTGGTATGGCTACTGCACAAGGACTACCAGTACCAGAACAAATATATGAATATTTATTAGGTGCTTTCTTTGGTGCAACTGCAAGAGATGCTGGTTTTATACAAAGAACTAGATACATAAATAAAAACTTTGCTAAGTTTGGAGATCCAGCTAAACCAGTAGAGCAAGTATTAAAAGAATTAGAATCAGATAAAGAGTTTTCTAGGTTATCTAAATACGATCAAGAGTATGTAAAAGGTCATATCGATGTTGTTCAACAGCAAATATTTGAAAGAAATGGTATATTAGAAGGTGAAGCTATTGCGTTAATTAGACAGATAGCTAAAGAAAATAATATTGATTTGCCTACTGCTACAAGAAAACAGTTTGAAGAAATAAAAGTAAAAGCACAAGAAAGAAATTTAGCTAAAGCTTTAGAAGATCCAATTATAGAATTTGTAGATGATGTAGCAGAACCACTCTCTGTTACAAAAATTATATCTGGTATGCAAGCAGGTGCAGATTATGCAGGATTATTAGCTGCTGAAAAGCTTGGTATTTCTACAGGCGGGTTTGTTAATGACAGTTTTTTTGCAAATCTTTTAGGTAAACAAGGATTAAATCCAAAAGAAGTAGCAAAGAAATTTGGATTACAATTAACAGATGGATTAAAAGTAGAAGGACTTAGAAAAAGAACAGCTTTAAATGTTCAAAATTCTGATGCTACAATTTTATTTACTGGTGGAGGTAGTGGAAGTAATCTTACTTTTAATATTTTAAAAGCTTCAGGAAAACCATACTTAGTTATTCAAGCTAAAAATAATTACACTCAAAAAGAAGTTGAACAGATAAGAACTTTTTTAATTAAAAACAAACCAAAAGTTTTAAACATAGCTGGTAGTAGAGATAGTGTTTATCAACAAGCTATTGTTGATGTGCTTGTAAAAGGATTAGATGTAAGTAAAGAATTTAAATCTAACATAGATTCTAATATACAAGACATTATAAATGATTTAGGATTAGATTTTGAAACTTTCTTTTCTAAGGCAGACCAAAAAGATTTGAATGAACCAATTGCACTTAATAATGATATTCGTGCTATGGCAGATGTATTGCGTGGATATAAGATTGGTAGAAATAAAGATGAAATTATATATGATCTTGCTAAGCTAGCAGATGAAAGTAATTATGAAATAACAGAATTCCAGAAAAAATTTACAGCAAAATATAAAAATCAATTTGATACTATAGAAGCTTTAAAAAAAATAGAGCATAATAGATTAGGTACTTATCTTAAAATAAAAAAACATTTTAAAAATAGACCAGAACTATTAGTTGATTTATCTACAGATGGAGTAAAAATAATAACTGCTCCTAAGGTTGATATAGATGGAGTTCCTGTTAATAATAGTAGACCAAAAAATAAATACAACGATGTATTTGGATTTGGAGATGGTAGAAGAGTAAGATTAATTGTTAGAAAATCTTATGTTTTAGATAAGTTAAAAACTTATGGTACTGATAATACCATAGAAACTACACAAGCATATAGGACTGAATCTCCATTAGGGTTTGATACTAAACCTAGTAGAGATCAAGAGTTTAAAGATTATTTAAGTAAAGAAGCTATAGAGAAAATGAAAGTAGGTCTTGCTCAACAAAATGCATATATATTTAGTGGAGCAAAAGATAGTGGAATGATTTTAGTACATAAGTTTCCATTTACAAATGCTCAAATAAGTCCAGCAATGCAACGAAAAGTTTTAAAAGACTTAGGTTTATTTGTTAATGTTAAGTTAACTGATGCTCAAGTAAAAGAATATACTTCTAATATTTATTATTTATTACGTGAGTCTGGATATTTAACAGAAGGTGTACCATTAGCACAATCTCTAGTAGAAGGTGTAAAAAAATATGTTAACGAACCTTTATTTGAAACAGTTCAATCATTTAATAAATATCAAAACTTAGCTCAAGGTTCTGATATACAGCAAGAAGTAAAAGATTTTGTTAAAGTTTTAAGTCAGAATAAGAATGAAGACCTAAGAACAAATACAGATGAATTTAATGCAATTCAAATGAAAGATTTTTTATCTATGTTTGAAATAAATGGAGAGCCTTCTGCTTCTGCTACTGACGCTGTTGTATATATTAGAAAAGATATTTTTGATGTATATCAACAGGCAAACTTTAGACCAGCAGATAATGGATTTTTAAAATTAGTTGGATACACAGCACCAAGAAATGGTGTTGGTAATATATTGTTAAAGACTGGTACATTTAAAGCTACTGAAGCTATGAATAAATTTATGCAAGATAATAATATACATTTTATAGTATCAGAATCTGCAACTAAAACTAAAGTAGGATTAAAAGCACATCAATTAGATTATAATGCTACAACTAATACTTGGTCTTCTAAAGATTCAATACAGCCATTTAAGATTAAACCAGAAGAAACATATTTAAACTATGGTGTATATGAGAATCCATTAAAAATAAATAAACCTGTATTAATATCTAAACAAATGTTTGATAAGATGAATTATTTACAGTTAGGTTCAGATGGCCCTACGTTTAGAAAAGAATATCAAAAATTAATACAGGATTCATTGGCTGGTAAAACAGAAGATAACAATGCATTTAAACTTGCAATGGATAATAATGACGGTGCATTTGAGATAAGAGATTTAAATAGTGTTAGTTTAGAATTAATTAATCAAGCTATATCTAAAGATAATATACGTACTGATTTTGGTAAATCTGTATTAAAAAAATTATTAGAAAGAGGACAAGAAGATTATCATTCTTTAATACAAGAACAAGGAGATAAACTTGATCCAGAAATGTTTGGAATAGAAACTATTGATATTCCAGATATTTTAGCAAAGGTAGATTATGATATAGGTGCTATTACTTTTCCTCCTGTATTAAGATGGATTAATAGAAGCTTAGCTAATTACAGACAAATGAGATTAGTAAAACCTACTACAGAATATGGTTCTGAATTAAAGTTAGGCCCTGCTGATCCAGAAGTAGCTGCTGGATTAAAAGACAATGAAGTTAAATTAGGTTTAACTTTAAGAAAGAAAAAGATTTTTGTTAAAGATGTAGGTGAAATGACTTTAGAAAAAGCATGGAATATTTTTGAACCTATGAAAGCTGATCCAACTAAACACCAGTTATATAATAACTATAAAGAAGCATTAACATTTTTAATTATGAGAAATCCTAATAGTGGTAATGGTGGTGTGCGTGTTGTAGAGTTTGCTGGCTTTAGCAATAGAGATGGTATTCATATTGTTACTACATCTAAAACAGATTACTATTTAGGTGGTGCAGATAAAGATGCAGATAGTGTTATTATGTATCAAAATATGCCTGAAATATTTAAAAAAGTTTTTAAAAAATATGAAGATGAATTAGTTGTAAATAATAAACTTAAATCATTTGAACAGCCAGACGGTACATGGAAAGACTTAGGATTGGTAGTACCTTACGATACTACTGGCCAAAAGAAAGTATCTAAAAGAAGTAAAACAGCTTTAGAAGATTTGCTTAATACAGATCAACGTATTAATGTTGCAAGAAATGCTAAGATTGGTAAAGTAAATATTGATTTTATTGTATCTAGTTTTAACAAGATGCAAGTTATGGCAGATTTAATACAGCAAGAAGGCGGAGTATTAAATGCAAAGTTTACAAAAAAAGTAAAAGGTAAAGTCGAAGAGCAAGATGTTACTATTAAATTAAAGACTAAAAACTTTGATGATATAATTAGATCCTTACAATTGGATAATTATATTGGTGTAAATTTGATGGCTGACTCTGCTAACTTTGTAAAGATTGCAAAGTTTAATCAAATACAAGACATATTTTTTAATAAATATTTTGAAATTAGTGGACCTGGTTCAAAGCTTACATTCCAAGAAGCTATGAATAAAATAGATTCATTTAGAATATTAAAAGAAATTCATAATACGGCATATATAGGGGAAGGTCAAAACAAATATGACGTAGTAGAAAAAGTAGCAAATGATTATTTAGATAGATACGGTGCATTAAACCACTACTATTATGAACTAGCTAAAGGTATGAAAGATTTTTCTAACTTTACTATTAATCCTTTTAACTATTTATTTGGAGAAAAGTTCCAAAGTTTTAATACATTTGAAGTTGCTAAAGCATACACCCTTGCATTAAGACAAAAAGTTCTTGACAGTAAATTACTACAAAGATATGGTATTCAAGATAATTATCGTAATGAAATAGAATCAATAGCTTCATTAGAAAAATTTATAAATGACAATAACTACGATGCACTACATCAGAAGATGATTGAATACCAAGGTATGCATATTGCACTAGAGTTAAGTAAATCTTTAGAAAGAGAAGCATTAAAACTTACTAATAATAAATACTCAGACAATACTGTTAGACCTATAGTGCAAGATATTATTGACTATACTTATCAAATAAAAAGATTATACGATAAAGATCAACTTGTTTCTATGTTTGGTAAAGATAAAAAAGAAATGGAAGTTGCAGATATTAATAAATTAATTGCACAGCTTAAAGCTAAATACAAAGTAAAATTTAAAAATGAAACTTCTTTTTATAATAAGATTGAAGAATTAATTGATACTTGGTTGTTATCAACTCCAATTATTTCTAAAGATGTTACTAATCTACAACAAAAATTAATTGTAGATATTGAAAAACAAAATTCAACTATGCGTAGTTTTGAAAAAGATGCTAAAAATTTAGACTTTATAAGTGAAGGTAAATATCAAAAATCTATTCAATATAAAACAAATGCAATTAGAAGTTTACAACCATATACTCCTTTTATGATTAAATCTATAGCAATTAATCCAGTTAATAGAAAAAAATATTTTGAATATATGGGTAGAGTTTTAAATAAAAATGCTGAAATAATTGCTAATAAATTAAATGAAAATAAAACTGAGAACGTTGAACGTTTTTTACAAGAGTGGATTGTAGATCAAGACCATACATTTAATATAAAAGATATTGAGGAAGCTGCAAAAAATAATCCAGAGATAGCAAAAAATTGGAATATAAAAGATGGAATATTTAACTATGACTATAGAGGAATAAAAGAACCTGGAACAGTTGATAAAACAAAAGATACTCCTAAGTTTATTGATAAAGTTTTAAATGTAGAAAAAATTGTAGGTGAATTACTACCTCAGTTTGATTATATAACTAACCAACAAAACAATAGAAACAAAGTTATTATAACTGAATCACAAAAAGAATTAAAAAGATTAAGACAAATACTAACAAAGTCACCTGATGCTATTAATAGATTTGAAGAGTTGTTTATTGAGATGACTTACAACTTAGAAGGTTTAGGAAGAAGATTAGACACTATAACTACTGACGATTTAAAGTCTTTTAATAATGCATTAGAAGTATTGTATTCTCCTAAAACAGCTACAGAAAAAGGTAGAGAATTTAGTAGAGGTCCTAAGGCATTAGACAATACACTTAATTATTCTGTAGTTAGTAAAGAGTTAATTAAAACAGAAAGACTGACAGAAGAATTAAGTAGACCTGTTGTAGATAAGTATGGTCAAATGAAACAACTTCGTATTGAAGTTCCTACTTCTACATTAGAATTGATTAGACAAAGTACCGATAGATTTGATACATTCCAAAAAGTTATGAATCCATTAATACAAGATAAGATTGATGGTACTTTTGAATACCTAGATTATAATAATCAAAACTTAATAGACTATAGAGATTTAATGTTTGAAGCTGCTGTTAACAAACAAGAATATAATGAAGGAAGATATCCAACTGGATCTTTTGATAAAGGAGAAAGAGAGTTTATTAAAAAGTCTTGGGAAGAATCTAAAGAAGCATTAGATAAATTAGATGCTGAAGGTATTACTATTCCTGTATCTACTAAAACTGGTGAAGCTATTAAAGAACAATTAAAGCCTTCTGATTTTGTAGAAAAGATTAGAAAAGATATTGATGAATTACTTAAAGATATTGATAGAGTATTTATTAAATCAAGACATCAACAATTAGCTACAACTTTAATTAGAGGATATAAAATTCCTGGATTGTCTATTAACAAAGATGGTATTGTAAAAGGTCAATGGCTTGGATCTAAAACTCAAGATCCTATTATTAGAAACATGGAGCAATTATTTTTAACAGAATCTGGATTGATAGATACGAAAAGAGTATCTATTCTATATAAAGATCTTTCACAAAAGAGTATATCTGAACGTGAATATATTAGTAGGTTCTTACCTTCTGTTAACGATTATAGATTTTTAAAATTTCATTTAGAAGTAAAAGATAGAATACAATTTTTATTTCCTAAGATTGATTTGAATAAACCTTTGAAAGGTAAAGAATTAAAAACAGTTCAACAAGCAGTTCAAAAAGAATTATATTCTAGACTAGGTAAAAATAAAGAATACTTTAAAAGATTTCAAGTTGGTGAAATTAGTGAAGGTTACTTCCCTAGAAACTCACATGGATCTAACAAAGCAGAAAAACCTTTACTTGAAGAGTGGCAAAAGAATAATGTTGAACAAAAAGTATTAGCAGCTAAAGATGATATAACAAAACTCCCTCCTGTTTTGCAAGTAGAGTTAAAGTTTAATAGAATAAATCAAGAGACTGCAGTATTATTATATAGAGAACAATTATTATCAGAGTTTGAAAGACAGATGGGTAGTTCGCTTACAGCTGGACAAGCTAAAGCAGAAAGACAGATACTAGATATTATGTCTAGACCAAATGTAGATGGCTTTATTGGTGACTATGCAACTGGTTCTACTAGAAGCAGAAGTGAACAGTTTATGCCTTATTATAAAAAAGATTTAGATGCAATAAGAAGATATACTGATGGATTGTTTAAAATGTACTTTACTAATTTAGCTGGATTAAGATCTGAAATACTATTAAAGAATTTTGATTATGCAAATAAAGGTAAAGAATTTGCTAGAGAGTGGTCTAACTATATGCGTAATGCTGCTACTAATATGATGGGATTAAGTACTTATAGAGCTTATAATATTCATGGTATTAGAAAACAAGATCAACCTTTATTTAAAGAGTTTATTGAAAAAGGATTAGATATTGATGCTATGGGACCTAGAAAAAACTATGAGCTAGAAGCATTGAGAGATTTTGATATAGCTATAGCAGTGCAACCTAGTGAACAAGTATTAATATTGAGTAGAAATAAAGGTTCTATTTCTAAAGCTGAAGCAGAAATTAAAGCTTTGAGATTAGCGAGAGCTAGAAGACTTTCAAATCAAATTAATACTACTGGTAAATATGGTTCATTGTATCATTATACTAGTGATGAGGTAGCTGTAAGAGCTTTCGATAGAATCAATAAATTATTTGGTGGTAAAATATTTGGAGAGTTACCTAGAAATGAAAGAGATAGAGCGTTTGCTATTATGTCACGCATAAGAAATCTAAGTGACTTAGAAGGTAAGTTTGAATTACTATCTTTATTGTCACACCCTAAGACAGCTATTACTAACTTCTATGGTGGTGTACAAAATACTATTTCAGATACTGGTTGGAAATCATTTAGGCTAGCTAATGATTCAGCTTGGATGATTAAAAATTTATTTGATAATGGTAGAGCTGAGTTTACTTTTGTAGATAAAGTAACTGGTAAAGTTGAAAAGAAACAAATAAATAGTCAGGAAAGAATTTATGAATGGTTAGAGTCTATTGGTGTTTATGATCAAATGTTTCTTGATTTAATTGCATTAGATAAAAACTTTGGTAGACAGGGATATAGAAAAGTATTTGAAGAGTTTATTAGACGTATGAATAAATCTTATTCTGAAGGTAGAATAACTACAGAAACTATACATAACAGAGAGGCTAATAAAACTTTTAAAGAAGTTATAAGAGATTCTAAAATAGATATACCTATCACAGAGTTTGGTGCTTTACCAATGAAATGGTCTGAACGTAAACTCCGTGGTACTGCATTCTTAGCTAACTATATTAACTTTCATCAGAATGTATTAGGCCCTAAGATCTCTGAAGGAATACCATTTAATAGTCAGGTATTAGTTGATTATGCTATGAAAGGCGTTACAGCTTCACAATTTATGTATCAAGCTACCTATAGACCTAACTTTGCTAATACTTCCTTAGGACGTGTTCTAACCCGTTTCCAGCCCTATGCTTGGAATAGTATAGGTAGACGTATTAGATTATTTAAAGATGCTCAACAAGCTCAGTGGAATAGAGATGTACTAGCTAGTAAAAAGTTTCAAAGACAATTTACTTTTGATTTGTTTGCACTAGCTATGGCTAACATATTTGTTTCTAGTATATTTGAATATGCACTATCACCACCTATGAATTGGTTACAAGATACAAGTGCATTATTATTTGGAGATGAAAAAGAAAGAGAACGTGCATTCTTTAGTTCTTATCCTCATCCTGTATTAGCTCCATTGCAAGTTGTAACACCACCTATTGGTCGTTTTGTATTGAGTCCTGTTACATCTATATTAAATGGTGATTGGGAAAAATTTACTAAGTATCAACTAGCAACATACTTTCCTTTTGGTAGATTATATCGTGATGCTAAAAGAACTTATGAATCTCCAGCTATGGCTGTAGACTTTATGACTGGACTTCCTTTGCATAGATTACATCAAATGAGACGTGATCAAATAGAAGAACAAAAGGAATTAGAATTACAAAATGATTTAGAAGATATTAATACTGATTAGTTTCTTTTTTTTTTCGGTGGCTAAATCTTTTTTTTCTTTCTATTTTCTTCTTCTTTTCTAAATTCTTTATGCTCTCTACTGTTTATCTTATTGCTTGCTTGCCTGTATTTGCAAATAAACTAATATAACTTTAAAGGGATCTAGTGGATTGATTACCACTATGCGTCCTATTTCGCATATTATGTAAAGAGCATAATAGTATGGAGTGTCTAGTGAGATTCAAAGAATAACCAACTAATATAAGGAAAGTCTAAACACTCCATTTAATTATAATTCATTTATTCTATCTAACATTTCTTCTAAAATAATTCTTTCTTGGTTAGATACAAATGGTGCTTTTTTAAAATTAACTAAAGCTGCTTTTATTAATAACAACTCAGCTGGATTATAAAAATGAAATACCATTTCGTCAAGTTCTTTTTTCTTTTTTATTTCTTTAGTCATCGATTCCCCCATCAATGTTATCATGAAAGTCTTCTGAAGCCCTAAAGAACTTAGCTATATTCATTCTTTCTTTATCCTTTAAAGCTTTAGATAATTTATTTGCTAGACTTATTAGAGCCTTCGCTTCTTTTTTCGTTAAGTAAATTTTCATATTCTTCCTCAATCTTAATTAATCTAATCCATTCTTTATATGGTAGTACAGCTAATGTTTCTTTAC